TAATCTGACCAATCTTCTTCAAGAAGGCCAAATCCTCTGGTGTTAGCTCTGACATGTTAGCTCCAACTTGTTAGGATTGATACGGACATTTCGCAAGTCAGTAAGTCTCCTGGAATAGCGCTTAGCACGCTAGGAGCAGAGACTGTGCCGACATTGAAAGATAGAGATGATTCATCAAGCAAGTTAAATACGCTCACTACAGTATCTTCAATGCCTTGAAGGTTTCCCTCATTGTCAAACATCGGTACTGTCATGATGATTTTAAAATTAGCCATCGGCGAGATAGCAGAATAGTGATTATTGCTAGGGCTTAGATATGGGTCATCTGGACTGACAATGACCGAGTTAGCCATGATAGTAGCTGGAGGAAAGGCAAATGTCTGCCACTTGGAATCGTCTCGAATAGCCTCGGCTAACGTAGTTCTAAGATTAGTGATTGCAACTGACATTAACCCACCATGCTTCTAGGGTCTAATGCGTGTGCTAACAATCCTCGCACCCTAGCCAGCAAAGTATTACCCATGCGGTAGGGGGAAGGCTGGAAGTCTGGAGACGAGCCACCTGAGTTACTTGTTTGGCGCGCTTGCCAGATATCAACAGCGATCATCAAAGCTGCTTCCTGAATTGACGCATCTAGCGTCCAGTCTCCATAAGTCTCTTCTGAGACTAAGCCAAAAGGCATTACGTCATGATATGGAGTTACTGTGTTGTTATTGCCAGTAATTGCATAGGTGATTGAATAAGTGTCTGTGCCAGTAATTGTCTTAGTTCCATTATGCTTGGAGCCATTGCCAGTGACAGTAACTGACTGACCTACATAGAATGCGTGTGGAGTTTCAAAGTATAAAGTGCCTGTAGAGGCTGTGTTGCTATGTGCAACGTTAAAAGTTGTATTAGCCCAAAGCATTGGAAGGATTACAGCGTCAGCCGCATCGCATGAAGATTGAAGGGTTGCATCTGGATACAAGGTACCAACACCAAGTGCTGAACGAAGTTCAGAGACTGTGCAGAGTGACATTTAATTCCCTTCTAAAGACTGAGAGGGGCAAGGGCTATGCCCCTCTCAGCGACTTAGTTACTTACTGATTAGGTAAGGTTGAAGCGACGAACACCAGCACCGACCTTAGTGGCGATTGCGTAGTATCCGTAGACGGCTACCTGTAGGCGGCCGTTAGCAAGTGCTTGCACCTGGATTTGAGTCTGTGGAGACTCGTAGAATGTAACAGCTTCTGGTACAACCAAGAATGCTGAATCATCGATAAGTGTTGTAGTTGTCATGTGTGGATCAACGTACAAGTTCTGACCCATTACTGTGCCAGTTAGTGATTGAACTCCGACGTTTCCTGGTGAATTCATTGGTTGTGCTGCTGTGAACAGAGGACGGTTTGTTGTGTCTTCTGCTGAGATGATTGTCTCCCACCATGCTGTGTTAGCAATGATGTTCTTAGCAAACTTACCAGCTGCAAGATATGCTGCTGGAGTTTCCTTGGCGATGTAAGCCTTGAAGCCTGCGATTGTTGCAGCTTGTGTTGAAGCCTGAGTACCACCAGCAACAAGAGCAGCGACTACTGCTTGATCTGTTGCCTTAGCGTATGCGTACTGAAGTTCCTTGATGAGTTCTGCATAGAATGATGGACCTGAACGGTCTAGCAATTCCCATGAGATGTTCTGAAGTCCAGCAGCCTTCTTGACTGTTGGTGTGATGTAGCCTGAAGCCATTTCAGTACCTGCAAGTGCTTCGCCTTCTGTTGAATCAGAATCGATTGTAGGTGCTGTAGTGATTTTAGGAATTGTGAATGACATTCCTGTTGCTGGCAATACACCCTTAGAGATTGCATCTACCGCTGGACGGCCATCGATTGATGTAGTGATGAACTCGTTTAGGTGTGGAGCAAGAGTTAAACCAGTGTTTGTTGATGTATCGTTGATAGCAAGAATAGTCTGACGAGCTTGGTCGTCTCCCATTGATGCCTTGATAGATGCTTCAAGGTACTCACCAGCAGTGAGTGGCTTGATGCGAGGTGTTGCGTAAGTTGCTGACACTACAGTTGGACGAGCTGCTTCAACAGCCGCTGCCTCAACTTCTGGTGCTGCAACTGTCTCTGGAGTATTCTCCACAGTTGGCTCGCTTTCTGTTTGTTGGATGTTTTCCGCTGGAGTTTCCTCAGCAGCGATATCAGTAATCAAAGCCGACTTGAACGCTGGCTCTGTCACTAAAGATACTTCGAACAATTTGGCTGCTGACACGTGCATAACACCAGCCTTGTTCTTTGCAGTGATAACTTCAACGCCGACAGATAATCCTGCTGTCAATCCCTCGGATGCGGTAATGAGAGCATCTGATCCACGTGAAGAATTAGAAATCTTGAAAGAGGCGTAAATACCTTCGCCATCAACTTCATTGAAATATTGTGCCTTACCTAAAGGTTCTTTGACATTGTGCTGATTAAGCAACTTAATTGTCTTAGGGTCATTAGGCAGTTGGATAGAGCCCTTTTCAAATACGACTGGGCCAGCCGATGTGTTGCCGATTTCGCCTGTGCCCATTGGCACAATCTTTCCAGAGATAACTCTGGTAGCCGTATCGGCCGTTAGTTCTGCTGAGAATGTTAGGATTTTTTCCATTACATACCATTGCTTCCGTTAGGTGTTAAGTCAGTCATTTCCATTGCTTGATTGACATCGATAAGCCCTAGAGTCAGCATCTTTTCAATTACTAACAACTCATCCATTGGATTAGCTCGTAGGAATGAGTGGTCTAGGTCGAATCGAACTTCTTGGCCATTGGCCGTAATGTCATTCATTGACAAACGATCTTCAATCGCAGAGATAAAAGGTTGAAGAGTCAAAGATACAAACTGCTTGCGAGAATCTAGCAAGTTAGAATAAGTCATTGAGTTGTTAGCATCTGCTGAAAGATAAAAAGCATCAACGTTGCAGATACGGGCAATCTGTGTCGCGTAATCCTGCTTGGCTTCGATATACATCATGTCTTTAGGTGAGAATGATGCAGGGTTATATTCAAGAGTAGAAGTCAGATATGCAGTTGAGCGATTAGCGCGAGCAGTTTTCCAAGCAGAGAGTAATCCCTGGACTTCTTTAGGATCTAAGTCAGCGCCTGTATTCTTGATGTATCCAGTTGCCATTGGAGTTGCTGCTGCAACTTGTGAAGCCTTTTCTAAATCTAAAGCTGCAGAAATAACACGTGCACCTGTTGTAAGGATTCCATCTGAAAGCCCTTGGAATGTAACCATGTCATTCATGGAGACAGGATTGCCATCGATTAAGTAACCTTCGATGGCTTGCATGTTCTTTGCATATTGTGGAGTAACGCGATGGTTAGCAATCCACTCAAACGATGCTGGACGGCCATCTTCTTGGTAACGAGAAGTAATCAACCAATAAGAGACACCAAAGAAAAGCAAGTTGTCAACTGTGTATGCAATCGTAACTGCGCGAGGTTGATTAGGTGCTATTTGGTCCATCCACAATGGCTTTGCTACTTCTTCGCCTGTGGACTTACGATAAAGCTCCAAGGGCATTGAAGCAATCGTCCCAGCAATAAGATTACGAGAACGAACAACAGCTGGAACTTGAAGAGCTGAAGAACGGTCTAATGGGCTGTAATAACTGTAGACAAATGGATCAGAGATATTTTGAGGGGCATACTGCGCTAGGACAGAAGGCTTATTAGTTTTTGACTCTGCACGCGAAAATATACCCATAGACATAGAGTATAGCATTTGTCAAGAATATACACAATATGATAGGGAGTGTCTAACCCTCTTCTGTATAGATTTGAGGCTTTGGAACTGGGAGCATCAACTTAGATACCACCATGGCAAGGCCAATGGGAGCTGAGATATCACCAGCAGACTTGCGCTTGACGATTCTCCAGGCAGAATCATTGACTTTAGCGGCACAGTTATTCATCTGCTGGATGAACTCTGCTTGGCCATTATGAACGACTTTATGGGTCACTAAGCCATTGAGCAAGTCTCCACAAGCCTGATAGAACTGCTGCCCTGAGACATCTTCGACCACAACTCCAGAATTGGCTAAACGATCTGCAATAGTTTGAGTAGCGTATTTGTCATAGCAGACTAGGCGAGGTTTGTAAATATCGCACCAAGACTTAATCCCAGCAGCAATCTCTAAATCATCGACTGCAACCGTATTTTCCCACGTTTGAAGGATTCCAATACCGATTCTGCCATCTGGCATCAATTGACCTGCCACAAGTGAGGAGTTACGCCTTGAAGGGCTTACATCGAATCCAAAGACTGTGTAGGCACCAGGAGACAGCTCTAAAGTGCTATCTGAAGTCTCTTCAAGGATTCCATGAGGCCAAGGACTGCTCAGAGAGTCAATCCACTGGCATAACGTCTCTGTGCGAGTATTTTCTATCGGTGATGTCGCTATCGCTTCTTCAATTGCCTCTTCTGAGACTGTATAACCTAAAGCAGGGTTGGCAAGAGTCCAGGCATTGCGATCTTCTATCTTGCAGTATTGAGGGGCTGAGTACTCATAGAATCCGAATGATTTAGGTGGATACGACAATGCTCGTTCTCGCATGTCATTAAGGACAGTACTAAAAGCATCCCCTGCATTGCTTGTAAATAGCGACTGAGCATTTGGTCTAGCCCTTGTGACTGGAGTAGCTGCTCTAAATCCTTCTTCATTGATTTCTCGCAATTCGTCAATCCATAGGAAGTCAGCCGTTCTACCGCGAGAGCCATCTCTTGTAGCTGCCACGACATCAAGTCTAGCGCCGTTGAGTAGTTCGATTGATTCTGTTCCATTGGCATATCTAATCGCTTTCACTTGTGATTTAAGGAAATCGTTGGAATCTATCGTATAGGCGATGTCTCTAAAGGATGAGAGCGCCATACCGCGGTTTGAGGACATGATCAGGTGGTTACGTTCATTGCCATAGAACAGACCCCAGATAACCCTCATGCGGGCTAGGTGAGTCTTTCCATTCTGACGGGCTACAAGGATGAGATTGGACTTACGAATAAAGTTTCCATCTTTATCGGTTTTCATCATGTCGTTAAGGACAAACTCCTGCCACGGCAGTAAAGGCACCTTAATTTTGTCCGCAAGCTCTTTAATATCCATGCCTTTGCCCGTTTTCTCTTTAAGAAGTGGGCTATGGATACGAGGTTTTGTTGCCCCTCGCAGAGCCTTGCTGCGCTTGGTTTCTTTAGCCATGAGCCTGTGATGGTTTAGCTTTGAACGGGCTGTCCGTTTGGATTTCCGTATGACTTAGGGAG